CTGGCTGTTGACCTTGCCCAGCGCCTGCTGGTTCCTTACCGCTATGTCCAGTAAGAGTTTGCCCTGGGCCATTATTTCCTAACCTTCGCTTGTTGCTTCTGTTTGTTCATGGTCTTCTTCATTTCCTTGTTTTCAAACAAATAATAACCAAGCCAGAGTTCGTACTCCAGTGTTGACATCTGTAATATCTCCGCCACGCTCTTCTTGAGCCTGTCGGCCAGCATCATCACAAATCTCAACTCAACACTGGAATCTATTCCTTTGCGGCAGATTCCTGTGTCGCGGTTATCCTTGCGTTGTTGATGGCGGAGGCCACTTTGACCACTGTCTGTGGGTCTGCCTCGTTCATCAGTTTAACCTTGTCCGCATCGTGGAACATGCGTTTACCATCCTTGGTCCTCGCCTTGGCCACTATGCTCTCAACCAGTGCCTCAACCGTCTTGCCCTGCGACTGCAGTTCAAGGATCTTGGCCTCGTCCTTGAGTGGATAAGTTTTCCTGAAGTAGATATCCGTGTTCCACTCATCACAATGATAGCTCTCCATGTCACCACCGATCGCTGATTGGTAGTGTTTAGATATGTTGTCCATTACTGACATTATCTTATTCTCCTTCTTGCCCTATTGAGCACTTCCCGTGCGGCTGGTCGTGTCATACCACGCGGTGCTTGTTGTGAATATCCCTCGTCTAGGCGGCCTATGTATGGCACGCGGTTGGTGACCTCGTAGTTGAGTTTCCTCTTCTTGTTCAGTCTCCAGCCTTTTCTAGCACGACCAGAACGAACTGGTGTCTTCACCTTGACCGTGTCAAGGTAATCCTGGGATATCAGGCGAACGATCTGATCCAATTCCCTATTAAGATCAGTCGCTACCCTATTGCCGTTAAATTGGATCTTGACGTTCAACATTATAAGTCAGTCTTCGTCAATACTCCACTTCCTTGGAAAGTCACACTCGCTTCAACCATTCCATCAAAGTTTGATGTGATTGAATGACCTGTGACGATCACGTTTCCATCAAGTTTGACACCTGTGGTCTCACCTGATGGGTATAGTTCAATCGCCGCTGGGTTGTTCCCTATTGACGTGAATAATGAGTTCGCCCCATCATCATCATCCCTAAAGAATATGTCCATCGTTCCACTGAACTGAGTTAGGCCTGCTAGGTATTGTCTTCCTGACGATCCCATAACAGTAGATTCAATAGCCTGTGTCTCTTGGTCTATGGTGAAAGACCTAACACTCGCCACTGCCACTACCGCTGAGCCGTCGTCTGAGAATTTAACAACGCCTGACTCTCCAGTGTATGCTCCTGTATTTGTAGCCATTTTATTGCTCCTCTATTGTTGTAAGATCTTCAGGACCTGTGAGATCTTGTTGTTGTTCCACCTCTGGTTGCCAATTGGTCCTTTTGGTCCTCTTGGGTCTCAAGGTGATTTTGGTTTTGGCGGGTTCAAAAGTCCAACCCGCATCCAATCGTGCCTGGACATCTTTGCCCCGCACCATCATTGAATTCTTGCCTTTATACATTAATGTAGCCATTATAGAACTCCTTTCCTGTATCTGTAGATCACGTCAACGAACACTATCACTTCTCCCAGTGGCAGTTCTCGCTCGATGACCTCCACGTTGACCACACGTGTGGTCACGTTGTGTATGTTGGCCGTGGCCAACTCGATGTCCCTGTCCCTTGACAGTTCCAAAGTCTCTTCAATTCTCTCCACCAGCTCGTTCCTCAGGGTGTCAACTTCAGTGCCCCTCACGTAGCATCTCAGCTCGTAGGTTATCCTGCCCTGACGTAGGTCGGTTGATATGTCCTCTCTTGTCTCGTTGGATGTGACCACCAGTATGGCGGGGAACTGGGTGATCGCCAGTTTCTGCACATCAAAGAAAACCCTAGACACCTTGCCTGGTGCTGGGTTGGTCATGTTCTCCAACTGTTCCTGTATGTTGATTGCTATGTTCTCTCTCGCTGACATTATCTGATCAACCTACCCTTGTAAAATGATTGTTTCTCACTGTCTGTGTATGAGCCCGAGCTATCCAGGTCATAGTGGACCCCGTCCTTCAATATAAGGTCAAACTCTTCATCGAATTTGTTCTTGTAGAAAGTCATCTGTTCCCTGAATGAGTCTCCGTCAGGTTCAAATGTTGAAAGTTTTGGATAGATGTAGTAGGCCAACACGTGATAAACCGCGGCCCTGGTGAACTGGTCAGAGTTCAGCCTGCTGGGTGATAGTTTTGGGCTACCTCCTAGCACGGATACGTCATATCTGGCGAATCCTGTGGTGGGCCACCATCTTACGTTGAGTAGTCTGATGATGTCATCGTATGTCTTTTCGTGTTCTGTTAGGAATTCCTGTATCCCATATTTCTTGATGTCGGGAACGTATTCCAATAGGTCTGTGTCGGTAGCGAATTGTGCCATGGTCAAAAGTCCTTCTTTTCGTTCTACAAGGTCCTTCCTTGTGATACAGTTATTTATTGGATCTTTTCAATGAATTGTTTTTCCGAGATAACGGGCAATGGCACGTCAGGTGTTTGATCATTGACCACCCACACGGAATGGTGCTTGAATATGCTCTGCATCTTCTTCTTGCCATGGTTGGTGTATTTCCTGGAGGCTCCCTTACCATATATGTGATCAAAACTGCTGTGGTCTGTGAGTCCCCAATCGCAACCTATTATGTAGATGTCACCTTCATAGTTGAATTCATTCACGGCCACCCAGCAGGCCAGTATGCCGGAGTTGGCACCGCTCACTATGTGATTATCAACCAATCGCCATCCGTCTATCCTGGCGTCGGCCCTGGTGTAGTATCTGGTGTTGGTCGTGATCTTGAGTTGTTTGACCACTTCGATGTCGAACGCACAGACGGCGTCAACGGGCCTGATAGTTTGTATGTGATTACAGCCTATCTCCGCGTCCTGCCTTGGCAGTGTGCCTGCCAGTGATCGCTGTGATGGACCATTGAACCAGATTATCATAGTCGTAAAAAAAGGCCCAGCAAGGGGAAACCAACTGGGCCTTTCTTGAGTCTGGAGTGATCAAATCAATTAGTTGATTTGGTTGTCTCCTAACACTTTGATACCGTAAGAGTTGTGTAAAACAGATACACCGTATCTAGTTGATGCAACCACCTCTTCCGCACGAAGGCTGGCATCCCTCTGGGTCTCGATGTTGATGTTTTGAGCAACTGCAAGACCTAAAGCATCTCTTGAGAAGATACCGTTGGTCACGCCTGTCGCTGAATCTTCAACAACGTTCGAGCTCTCATAGATATCTATGCCGGCTATACGTCCGATGAAGCCTTCTGACATCGCTTGGTTAACAACAGTAGAAGCATTTGGATTAACGAAAGTGTTAGTCAATGTTTTCTTGATGTTGTAGATGGCTTTTGGATTGAACACACCGAAGTATGGTCCTGGAACCGCATTCGCTTTCAATGTTGCGTATGCTTCGAACAGGTCTTTCACTTCTAGTTCGTCACCGTCCGCACCGATTTGTGATGAGAAAGATGAGAACAGGCCAGTTAAAGCTCTGTCGTGTCTTTTCGCGATCGCTTCACCAAATAACTTACCAAGGTCAGCAACAACATTTGATACTGAATGGTTTCTAGCCATGTCAGTCAGTGTAGTCATGATACCTGCTTCTGTTAATGTGATGTTGGCAACACCTGTTGAGATCTCAGTGTTTGATAGGTCTGAGTTCTCACCTGCGTCGCTGGCGATAGTTTGCACAGGGTATAGAGGCACTTGTAATACCTTACCTGCGTTTGCTGGAACTGTGAATTGTTTCACAAGTCCTGGCATGATTGAAGTCTCTGACGCAACGAACATCGCTTCTTGCACGATGGGTGCTATCAGATCATTCAAACTTGTAGTAGTTGATTCGTTAGACATTGTCTAATCTCCTTTTAGTTGTTAATTTGGAAGTCCTAGAAGCCTTGTTTCTTGCGATACTCGGCGTAGACCTTCCTGTGTTCTGGATTTGTCATGTCCAGTTTATTAACATCAACTTGGGAAACACCTTCCGTGCCAGTGTTGGACTTGGATCCACCTCCTGGTTGTCCCGCTTGAACGAAGTGTGGATTGGTGTTTAGGAATTCT